CCAAAGTGGTCGCGGGGACTAGACGACGGCAGGTCCATCATCTGATACACGGCCCTAACTACGCAGGCGAACAATAGTGTCTGTAATGGGAATGTAAAACCATTGCCCATCGTGGACACCATATTCAAGGCTCTCTCCGAGCCATCTGGGAAGATGGCCCGTTCACTACGGAAGGCTCCGATAAACCCAATAATAGGGCTTGGAATTATCCGTTGAACGAGAGACCAAGAAATGCTGTCGGACGCCGACTGGAGATCGATAGTTCCAAAAGAACCATCTAAACTCCCACGTCGGGCCAACTCCCTGTTAAAGTCTGGCTGACGGTCTAGGCTAATGCCGAAACTGTCTATGAGCCTTTCTTCCAGGAAAGCACCTAATGCCTTTTGAAGTATCATATTGATACCAGGCTCGGTACAGCACGTTCGCGAAATTTCCGCTGTCTTTGGGACAAAGAACAAACGGTTGCCAGACACGATAAGGTCTCCGAATCTCTTGTGGCGTTGCATTTCTGCTTGCGCCCAGAGGTCAGATTCCGAAATCGCGGCCCTATACAGGGCTAATAGGTAAGGGCTTGTCGCCGTCACACGACAATCGAAAAGCTTCGTATAGAAGCTCTCGTTGTTGTGCTTAAGCGAGGCCCCTGGACCTACGGCTAACGTCTCTCGCATATATGCGAGGTCAAAGACGCAGTCGTCGCTCGGTGTAAGGACTTTGAGGACGTTGTCTCGGAAATAATCCCAAAACAACGAGTCCCATTCCGATTCCACAGGATACTCGAAAGGATCCGTCGAGATTGCATTATTGAGGAGCTCGAATTTCTTCAAGGCTTCCTCATCTGCCGCCTCGGCGTTACCTCCCGGTGCAAGCTTCTTATAGAAGCTCCTGAGGAGCATAGTACACCTGATTTCCCCAATACTCTGGTCTGAAAGCAGACCTGAAGTATCGAGGTTCGGATACTTGCTGGCGATATCTGACTTAAGTGCTTCGAAAAGTTCCTGATAAGGAAACATGGGGCACTCACCTTTCCGGGCTCATCGCCCAACAAAGTTAACGGCTAACGACGGAAGAAGATGTAAGCGATCAGAAACAAGACCGCTACAACAAATCCGTAAAGGGCTAAGGCTGTTAGAGACTCGTGAAGAGCTATTTCATGTAGCTCTTCAGCGTGAATCATGGCAGTCTTACAGCACCCCCTGGACAGCAGTGTCCCCGATGCCAGCAGATTGCTGGCTCAGAGCACCAATCGCCAAGGAAAGTGCTGCCCTCACGTTAGCCGGGTCAGCGGAATCAGCGCCAGCAGGGACCTCGATCATCATGGTGACGATCATAGGTTTGAAGGCTTGACCGCTGAGCGGAGTGACCCCTTTCCGGACGACCACCTTGTAGGTGTTCATCGGAACACGAGTCAGAACGCCGGTAACCGGGTTCAGGGCCCCAAGAACTTGAGGGTTCTGGGGTCGGAACATGGCAACCGAGAAAGGCGACGCTACCGAATGGGTATTGACGCCAGTCTGCGTCCCGCCAAGGGCCGTGACAACCCACTGCTTCGAATTCACGTTAGGCGGAGTATCCACCGTCAGCGTGTAAGTCGGAGACGTGAAGTTAGTCTGAGCGGCCCCAGTAACGGGCGTGGAGAGTGCGAAAGTCATAATGGACTCTTGATCGTTGAAGTTAAAGTTCTTCCCAGTTCATCACTGGTTAGAACCGAAAGTTCTTCGCTTGAGTCAGGAGAGCTGCCATATTAAACCACTTCTTTGAATCTGATCCAGGAATGGAAAAGACCAAAGGTGGGATCGGCAAGCCTCCCGGCTTTGTGCGTTGAACAGTGATATGCCTGAAAATTCGTTGGTCACCAGAATTACCAGAAAACGACCGAACGCGCCAAACGGTTCCGGGAGACTCCTCGTTGTAGGGCACCCCTTCACTCGTATGAGTGATGAGGGTATCCTGACGTTGAGTCCGACAAACCCATGTCACATTCGACGTATCTGTACATACGGCTTCTACTATGTCCCCAAGGTTGACGAAATAGTCGACCAAGAAGGACCAAGGTATTAGCTCGTAGATGGTAGGAACAAAGTTTTGGATTTGAAACCCGAACCTTTGTAATGCATCCTCCATCTGACCAACAGGCGAAACCAGAGTACGATTTACACCACAGGTGTACTGGACCGATGCCTCCGTTTCACGCCTATAGCTCACTTTGAACTGTAGGTGGTGGAAAAAGAACTTAAGTCTTCCACCTGGAATACCGTTACTGAACTTCGGCGACCGTGCCCTAAGTCGAGTTCTCGTATTAC